GTCGGAATAGCAGTCTGGATGATCTCCGCGGCTTGCTCAGGAGCGTTTACGATCAGATTCGGCAACTCCATGAGCACCTGGCTGCCGGACTGCTGGGCCAGAGCCATGATTTGATCCATGGAGATGTCCTGAGTGCGGACGCTGATGTTCTGCTGCCATCCCACAAAGAAGGCGCTCCAGCCGTACTGAAGTGCGTACTGAGCAGCAAGGGTCGCCTCCTTGTAGAGTTGCTGGGGCATCTTGCAGTCACGAATCCAGCGGAGCAGTGTAGTGCCAATGCTGGAAATTGGCATGTCATTTAACTCAGTTCCGTTGGCTCGAAGCTCAGCCTTCTGAAAAGCTCCCACAAGCAAACCAGTCAGCTCGTTACAAGTGGAGTCAATCAGACGAGTGCGAACGTCAGAAGCACCTTCAAACGGCCAAGCCGGATCTCCTTCAGAGCGGTTCTCAGAGTGTTTCTTGCCGTCATCAGTCTGGCCAGGCCACCGGCAGAAGCGAATGTTGTCAAACTTAGTAACCAGATTTCCTTGAGAGGAGTTAATCATGGCGCGATTGTACTCGCTCAAAAGTTCGCCTACATGCGGGTTCTTTGAGGCGATTGCCAGAACATCAGTGTTGGTCCTTAACATACTTTAATAGCTCCCGCACTTATTAAACTTTTGCCAATCCTTGTTTGAATGCTTTGAGTGGCTAGGTTGCATTACCACAAGATAACCTAAAGCGTCAATCGGATCTTTGCACGCTCCCTTTTGGCCGTCATGCCCAGTCCACTCTCTCAGAGAGTAAATAAGGTTCTGACAACTCTCATGCACCATTAGCCGCGGGTGGTTAGTCTTAATATCAATATCTGCTTCACGATTAAAGCAGAGCAGATCGTTGATAATTAAAACACGCTCATCTACCGAGACACTAGCAGCAGGAAGGAAATAAAGAGGCTCACTAGCGTCAAGCAAAAGATCCAAAAGAGTAACACCCCCTTCTTTGCTCGTTGTCTCAGTTCCTGCGCTTCTCGGGTCAATGTAGCGTTCTGCAATCTCCTCGCGTTTGTCATCATGGGTTTCTAAAGACCAGACTAGTTCAGTGTACTCGTTTATGCCGCGACCTGCACCGCTTCTCTGTGCCGGGCCAGCTCTGCCGTCAGCCTTGTCGCTTGGCAGCGCCCACTCACCGTAGCTCTGATCTGGCCATTCACGGTACACCCACACTGTGCCATGCTCGTCTACCCTAGCCCAGAGCATGAACCAGTTTCGGGCTCCGGCTGGATCAGCCACCATGTAGTTGGTGCCTTCTGGCACTAGTTTAGTGACGCTATCGGTAAAAATGTTTTGCTCCCCAAACATCGGGAACTGACTGCCGGCAGTTTGATCTGCCCAGCCATAAGCACGGATCTTGATGTCGTGAGTGCTGCGTCCCTTCAGAGTCTGGCACATCCGATCCCAGTTGTTGTAGGGGTTAAGCTTTGAGTGGAACCAGATGCAGCCATGTCTGCCGTACACACCTTCTGCCATGTAAGGCATGTTTCCTTTTGGCACACCGATGACATTGTTGTTGGGCAGAAGCTCGCTCTCTTTCCACTGCTTAATTTTAGCGGTAGAAATAAATTCCTTAACGACCTGGGTGTAGCCCTGAATCGGAGTGAAGGTGACCAAAAGCTTCCCATTGCGGGTAACCAAGCGGTACTTAAGCGTCTCTAGCCAGTCAGCCGGCACAAGTTCATCGCACCACACAAAGTCCACCTCGCCGCCTTCGACGACCTTGATGTCCTGCATGTAGTTCATGAACCAGATTTGGTTGCCGTTGTAGACCGCGGTATTGTCCGAGAAACCGTTCTTCTGGGTCCAGCTCACATGGGTGGTCCTGCTGCGCTTGGCTTCCTTAAGCTCGGTTGGAAGATACTTGTGAAAGACGTTCTGCTGCATCGCCACGCTAGTCGAGTTGGACTGATGCAAACACCAGATGTTTACGCCTCGCTTGCGGAACTTCTCCTTCACCCAGTTAGGAGCAAAGCCGTTCAGGTCAGTGCCCACAAAAGCCTGGGCAATCCGTTTGGCAGCGTACTCAGTCTTGCCTGCCCGGTTGCCACCAAGGATCAGGATCTCAGCATGGTTGTTGAGGATTGAGTCAGCATCCTTCCAAGATTCAAGCTCCGTACCGTACCTGTGCGGATCAGCAAGCTCAGCCTTCACGCGCTGCTCGCGCATCAGGAAAAGACGCATGACTTCCTCGGGACCCACGTTGTTGATCATCTGCTGACGTTGCTCCTCGGAGGGAGCTGGCAGCAAGGGATGCTCAATCAAAGGAAACTTGAGAATCTTTTGGATGAGGCGATCTTTTTGCTCGTCTGACATTGACATGGTACTGGATTTTTGGGATGTTCGCGTTGCGCCCAACATAGGGAACGCCGCGTAGCCTCTGGTCAACCTGAAACACGGACCCACGGGATGAAGACATGGTTCTCGGTATACCTCTGGGCCGAGATTAAAGATCACTGATGTTCAAGAATCAGTGAGTGCTGCACAGTCGTCCGCGATAGAGACAATGCTAGGCTGAACGGGTAGCCATGGGCAAAGACTGTGATATGCGACGCGACAACGACACTTATACGGAAGTGTAACGCTTCATTTGAGCACTACCCCCAATTCTAGGTGGCTAACACTCAGTCTTGGGGGTACTATGCTCAGACTCCAAGCTCTAGCTTACCGGAAGTATGTAGCTTCAATAAGCTACCCCGAAGGGTCGGGCCGACGGCCCGAAGGGGTAGCAACAAGGTAACATAGGTTAAATAGCTACCAGTGATTAGGTAGCTTAACCTAAATACAGGCAGCCATCTTTAACTGAGATGACTTGGTTAATCTTAACCTGTTGGGACTTCCCTCCGACGAACACTGTCCCCAACGTATCAGTCTCCACATAACGCTGGTTCTGATGCTTCTTGAGCACCCTGGCGCTTCGCACGGCCCCGTCCAGGAGCGCCGGCCTGGTCATCAGTGGCTGCTCAGGCAAATTAAGATCGGCAACCTTAATTAAGATCGGCGGCTTGTCCTGCTTGTGCTCCACCAAACTGAGATCAACGACACTTAACGCAATTATACTTGGCTCTTGTTGCGTTATAACCGCGGTTAAGTCCACTTGAGTGTCACTTGAGCAATTAAGATCGCTCTTAACACAAGTCTTAGCGTTAAGATCACTGCTAAGATCAAACAAGCCAGCCTTAAACATGACACGGCTGCCAAACCCGGTCTTCTGCCGCTTGTAGTCCACGCCCTCCGTGTACTTGCTCAAGTCATAATCAGCACCCAACTTCGCCTTCACCTGTTTTTCATGGATTGTAAATTTCATACGCATTCCCGTACTACGAACCAAAGTGTTCAATTTTTATACACACCAGAAGCGAAGAAAAGGACGCCCAGTCTGCACAAGCAAACCGGCTACAACTTAGCGCCACCTAGACCTGGTACTCAATCAGGGGAAAGGCCACACCAGCTACAGGGGCAATATGCCCACGTCCTTTTCTGCCAACACAACGTGCCGCTCGCAGATGTAGCCAGCTAGTGCAGAGGCGTCAACACGAAGGTGCGCCAGTGGTGCTAGAGCACAGAGGCGGAGCGAGCGCGCACAGAGAAGTAGGGGCCGCCATTGGGGGCAAAAATTTTCAGGTGGGGGGATGAGTTGTAGCGAAAGTTCTCAGACAGAGGCGGACCCCCTCCCCCCCTATCGGTTCCAGTCTGACACGGTGGCAATGCTTCCAAGTTCAGGCCGCTTTTGTGCTTTCTTGTCACGTTTTTTGTCACGTTTCAGCGATTCACTCACACAAAAGGCAGTATTTACACTGTAAACGTGCCAAAAGTGAATAGAACAGGCAGAGGGATTCACCCTGCCGCGGAGGCCGCTGCGGGGTTGCTGAAGGGCTGCAAAGTAGGCGGGCAGAGCGAACCGGCTAAGGCTCCGCGGGGTTGTTTTCACTTGCTGGCCACGTCCACGCATTGCAAGCGCCACCCTAAGACATCGCACGTCCTACCCTTTGCACACACGCACGCACGCACACCTTCGGACATGCCATGTCTCACCCTTCGCCACATCGGCACACAAAAAGAGCAGCCCCAGTTACGGGACTGCTCTCTCTTTTCCTGCTCTGCTCTGCTCTCCCCTAATCCTTAAAAAGCACGCTTAAGACAAGATATAAAGCCAGAGCCTCAAATAAGCGATCACTCATAGCGTGAAACGAGAATGAACAGGTGCCAGGGCAGTCGACAGCGCACCAGAGAGGGGCAGTGCAATAGCTAGGGCAGTCTCGCCAGTCGGGAAAACGGTGAGCAGCCAAACGTCAAAGGCCACTAAGGCAAGGCAGGCGAGCCTGATAAGGGCAGTGTGTTTGCGGGTGTTCATGCTATAGGGTTCCTCTCATTACGCTTGTGTAAAGTTGGCGATTTTCTTCGTGTAGCTCTGCACAGGCTTGTGCAAAGGCCTTTTGATATTCGGGGGTTTGCTTTTCCCAAAAGCCTTTCTTAAGTCGGCTCTGAGCGTATTTGAGCACGTCGGCTTGTGAGTCGGCAACGTGGCAACGCGCTACAATAGAGTAGAGGACGGATTTGACGTCTGGTTTGGTCATAATGAGAGGGTGTAAGTGTTAGTGCAAAAGATAGGCAACGTTGCTTTCGCTTTTCCAGCAAGCTCGGCAGTCGCGACACTGATTTCCCTGGGTCGGAGCGGGACACGTTGCGGCCGCTTTGTCACTTGTTACCGTGCTAGTGACAACCCCCAAGCGCGAAGCAAGCGCCAAGGGTGCCGGACCGTTAACGATGTAAGCGCTCAAGCGTACCGTTAGGTTTGCCGGAAAAGCGCCTACCGTTTCAACATACCGCGAAACAAGCGCATATTCTTTTGTCGGCAACCAGAAGCGGATCTCAGGAAGCGCAATCGCAATCTGCACAATCTTCAGTAATCCTTTCCAGTCAGGGACGTCCCCAGAGTCGAACCAACGGAAGAATCCGCTCTTCTCTTCCTTCTTAATCTTCGCGCACATTTCAGACACGAACGAGTTCGAGCTGAATGCCGACAAACGAGCGTCAAGCGCCCTTTGTACATTCCCGAAACGGTAATTCCCTTCAGCCGCGTAACAGTCGGCGCAGATTGTTCCAGGTTGCTTTGCAAGCTTCCCACCGACCTTGCACACTGATAAGGGCAGCGAAAAGCTGCGGCATGGCATTTTCGACGGAGCCGAAAGCGTAAAGGGGACGGAGGGTAGGGTTTCTTGAATATGTCTCATTTGTTTAGTTTGTTTAGTTTGTTGTTTACTTGCGGCGGAAAAGCTCAAAGGCGCGCCTTGAGTCTATTGGCGAAATGATCAACAAGCTTTCTCCGGAGTCCTTGCTAATCGATGCGCGCCCCGACGGGTGAATGTCATGCGACGCAAGCCACACAAGCGCACCCTGCTCGGCATTATTCACCGTGTAGTTATAGGGGATTATGTGGCTTGTTTGCATCAAGCCATCAGTGAGCTTAATGCGCGCCCCTAGGGTGTCGGTAGGAGCAAGGGAGCGGACTAGAATTACGTTAACGTGGGAGGGTTCTTTCATGCTGTCGGTTTTCTGGAATGTTAAGGCGCGTGCGGAGTGCTCGCGACGTGTAGACTATCGGCACGGCGTGCGCGCAAGTTAAAGAAAAAAGACGCGAAACCTTATTCACGCATCCAAACACATGCATTCTTTTGCATGTATCCAAATGCATGCATTCAAATGCAGGAATGCCAGTCCATGCATTGCCATTCATGCTTCCGGCTGCCTGCATCCGCATTCATGCCTTCCCATTCCTGCAATCCTGAGCACCCATCACCGGCCGGCGAGCTGGCCACCAGGCACACTCACGCCCGTATACGTGAGCAGCCTATTTTGATTTTGATTTTCAATTTTGGAATCCAATTTTGATTTTGGATTTTGATTTTGGATTTTGATTTCCAAAACAGAAAAGCCGATCCCATTTCTGAGACCGGCCCCTCGTGTTTGGCTGCCATTGGAACCCTGCTACGGCCCTGCTACTGCCTTGTACGCAGCGTCCCACACCTCTTGTACCTCTGCCCTGCGATCGGCCGGCTCAATGGCCAGCGCTCTGTGGAACCAGTTACACTCCCGCTTCCAGAGCGCGTAATCCTTCTTAGACAAGGCACGGCCGGCGCGTTCCCCGCTTTGCCTATACATGGCGTGATGATTGATAAGTGTGCTCATAAAACTTAGAAAGTGCAGCACCCACAGCAAGGTGCGTCCTCACACCGTCCGCGGCGGTTACGGTAGCCTACCCAGCCGGTGCTCTTGACTACACCGTAGCTCGTAGCGTTGCCGCGGCTGATAGCCAGGGCTCGCTCTGTGTCTGCACTCTGCACGCCGGCAGCACAGTCAGGGCACTCAACGCGCCAGGACCGGCCTGCGCGGCTCAGGACACCAGCCCGAGCTGGCACATAGGTTTCGCAGCGTGCGCAATTGGAAGGGTACTTGTTGCTCATAACTTAGAACATGAAAAAGAATTGGTGCTCAGACTTAGTGACGAACTGAGCGCGCCCGGTGACCGTGACACCCTGCTCAGCGAGCCAGGCCAGCACCTGAGTTTCCAGTCCGTGCCCCAGCGCATAGGGCAGTGTGGCCTCGCGGAAGGGTAGGCTCGGGTGGATGCTCGCTCCGGTTGTGATGCGGATGCGTGGCTTGGCGGTGCCGCGGCCCAGGACGGTGGCTTTGATGAGGCGATGGTGTTGCATATAGTTTGTTCGAGTTAGGTGACCGCTGGCTTGCGGCTACCAGTACAGTCGGACAACACCATCAAAAGCTTTAACGCTTTTTTGAATTTAATTCCACAAAAGCGACGGGCTGACCCCGTTTCCAGAGCCAGCCCGTTTAGGAACTACTGCCGCGTAATACAGTAGCTGTTACCCAGCATTACCAATCATTTGATGTTGCAATGCAAAGCTTTTCTCTCCACGCCTGCACGATTTTCACCCTGATCTCGTCAGGACAGCCCATAATCTTGACCTCTCGCCAGTCTTGACTGGGCAGCTTCTCTCCTACATGTGTGTTGAGTGTCTGCCCGTTGGGTAGGCTGCCTATCCGGTGAACCACACACGTTGTGTCCGCGGTCACCTGTGCGATGTAGTCTTGATCGTTGTATATTACTCTTAACATAAAATGAAATTAAAATTGGAAGGTGCACAAAGAGCTTGCACTCCTGCCGAAACCATAGCCCGAATGAAGCCTTGGTGGCACCAGGCTGGTATCACCCGTGTCTCCGAGATTACCGGCCTAGATCGTTGCGGCATCCCTGTAGCGCAGTGTGTTCGCCCGGACGCTGTCTCTCTATCTGTGGACTCTGGAAAGGGAGCTACCGCGGAAGCTGCCATGTGTAGCGCCATGATGGAGGGCTTTGAGCGGCACGTGGGTGAAACTGCTACGTTACATACCATCATGGAATCCGGCAGTAGGCTAAGTAACACAGAGACTAGGTTCCAGCGCATCAAAGGGGCCTTCTATAATTCGCACGCACCAATTGAGTGGACTGAGATGCGTGGCTTAGTGACTCAAGAACCAAAGCTTGTGCCTGAAGCGTGCGTTAAAACCAGAGCGTCACAGTTTGGATTTCCGTTTTTTAAATTTGCTTTTTGTTCAGGCTCAAACGGCTTATCCGCTGGTAATACATTAGATGAAGCTGTGGCAGGTGGGTTATATGAGGTAATTGAGAGAGATCAAATTGCTTCAGCTTTTTCAAATAAAATTGATGGTGTAGCTGTTGATCAAGATACGATAACAGATGACACGCTACTATCTTTAATTCAGCAGATAAAAAGCAATGGCGTTATACCAATGATTTTTGATTGCACTCTGGATATAGGTATACCCACATACATCTGTTATGTGTACGACCAGGAGCGCAATACCGGCATGTACAAGGGCTATGCCACGCACTTAAGCCCACAAGTTGCACAGTGCAGGGCTGTTTGTGAAG